AGGTATTCCACCATCAGGGCCTATTCCTCCACCACCAGAAGGTATTCCACCATCAGGGCCTATTCCTCCACCAGGACCTGCACCACCATCAGGAGGTATTCCTCCATCAGGGGTTACCCTTCCTTGTAAAGATTTTGCTTCTTCTTCTAGTGCTGGTAAATTTAAATCTTCTATTAATTGCTGTGCTTTTTCTATATTTTCTGTAGGTAATTCATAACCTTTAGGAGTCTTTTCATATAGAGATGCTAAAAAACCTAATGTATCTGATGCTTCATCTGATAAACCAAGAACGGAAGCAGATGTTTTAACCGACATCCCAAGTCCAGCAGCTTTAGTCATTTTTTCTGCCGAACCACCTTTAAATGAAGCCATTTCACTAAGAAAACGAACATTTTTTTGTATGTCAGTTTGTGGTGTAACAGGCAATCCAGTATATTCTTCAATAGCTTCTTCCATTTTTTGCTGAGTTGGAAACATTTCAAAGAAATTTTCTCGCATATTATCAGCAGTCTTTAGAGCATCTTCAAAAACTAAATCTTCATCTAATATCCCGTAATCAGAAACTTGAGATTCTCTTAAGGCATTTTCTGTAGCACCTTTTACTAAAGCGTTTCCTACTTGTTTAGCAGCATCTAATTTCCAACCAGCTTTTGCGTATATACCACCTAAAATTGGTTGCCACAATGTTCTTTGGATAGCCTCAGAAGTATCAAAACTTTGTTTTGTATCTTGCCAAGCCTCTTTTATGTCTTTTCTTTCTACTCCATCTGATGGAGATACCCATTCTTTTGCGTCTCTTCCTAGTTGTTTAATGTCTTCTTTTACAGGACTTGTTTCATCATATTTATATAATTCAAAACCTTCAGGAATTAACGTTCTACCTGTAGTATTTTCTTCTTCGTTTTGTTTTCTGTCATATTTTGATTTTTTAGTAGGTGTTTCAATAGATTCATCTTTATATAATTCAAAACCTTCAGGGATTAACATTTTACTAGACATATTTGACCTATAGTTTTCTAAGTTTACCATTTATGGCTCTATATTTTTTGCCATTATTAATATAGACTTTGCCTTCTTCAATATATTTTGATGATTCAGGTTGTTCAGACTGTGTTTGTCCAGGTTGTTGTAATACGTCTTTTGGCTGACCAAATATTCCTAATTTAACATCTTGAAGTCCAGGAATTTCAACGCCTAATTCTCTTGACAACCCTTGTAAAATACCAATATTTTTAGCATCTGAATTTCTTGAATCAGGTAAGTTTTTTAGAACAAAGTTAAATCTTTCCTTATTCATAGTACCTTTTCCTTGAGCTTTTATTAACTCTTTTTCTAAAGGTATTTTTAATGAATCAAATTCAGCAGAACCTCGTCTAGTTTCAGGATCAAAAATAGATTTTAGTCCAGTTGTTACACCTGTATAACCGCCTTCTATTAATTCTAATTGTTTAGAAATAGTATTTTTAAGCGTATCTTGAGTTGCAGTTTGGCCAAACTTACCCATTGGCAAGCCAGTTTTTGCTCGTTCTGAGGCTATAGTAGTGTACATTTTTTGTTGATCAACTCCAAGCTTAGAAAAACCTTCTAATTCGTCTCCTTCCATTCCCAAGGCTGAGCCAAAAGCACTGGCTTGTTGTCTTGCAATATTTCTAGCATTAGATTTTTCTAATGCTTGAGCTAATGCCCCTCCAGCAGTGGAAATACCCTGTGCTATACCTGATGTATCTTGTAATAACATTATTGTTTCCTCCCAAAATAGCCACCACCTATTTGTCCACCAGCACCAATTAATGCTCCTGCAAGTCCTTGTTTTTGTTGGATAATAGGTTCAAATGTTTTCTGTCCAGCCATACCGCCCATTTGCCCAAGAGCTTGTAATTGGTTTTGTTGCATTTGGTTATATTGATTCATGTATTGTGAACCTAAGCCAGTAGATAGATCAGTTGCGCTTTGTGCTAATGCTTGGTTCAATGCAGAACTACCAGATTCATCCATTCCCATAAAATTTTCTTTTATTCCTGGTATGATTTGCCTTTGCATTGTTTGCTGTGCAGGATCAACAAAAGACTTTTGAAACATATCTTGAAATTGTGCAGGATCGTATGGTTGTAGCATGTTTCCATATGCTTGTCCTGCTAGTTGTTGGTTTTGTCCGCCTAACGCAGAGCCTAAATAACCTTGCTGTTGTGGAGTCAAAAGCTGTGCGTTACCGACGTTTTTTGTACTTCCCATCATAGTCTTACCAATAATTACCTCCTGCAACATTGTTGGTATAATGTGTTGCCCATTATAAAAAAAATATCTTCTTCTTAATGATTTTTCTCATCAGAGCAATCATCCTTCTCAATCGTAATTTTTTCAATCTCTTTATTTGGGTTGTATTCCATTAAAATGGAACTACTTCTTTTAAAGCCATAGCGTTCAGAATGCTTAGGATAGTTTGTTACCCAATATATTTTATTCAGTTTAGCCTTTTGTCTAATTTTCTTTACATGGTCAGCTGCTAATTTAACAGCTTCTCCTTTATACCAGTAATCTTTGTTCATAGAGAAAACCTGTACTAAAATATCTTTAGCCAAAGGGTCTATTGTCATCCACAGCATTCCTTGAACTATATTGTTTTTATCAGCTAAGACATATAAATGATTGAATGGGTTCAATTTGATCCCATCTTCTGTTTGTACCATACAATTTATTTGTTGATATCGAAAAAAATCATCTACGGAATAATCTCGATCTCTAACTTGCTCTATTAGATAACGTGCTATGTGGTCTCCAGTAAACACCCTAACCCAACGAAGTTCTTCTATTTTTTTATTCATCGCTTTTTCCTATAAATTTTGAGTGGCCGATTAAGCGTCCTGATGCTGGCACTGCTAAGTTCGAAGTGCCAACTCCTGAGCCAATTGACCAAATTTCTCCTCTATATGTATTTGGGATTGCATTTATAACCAGGTTTGTTTTACCTGCTCCAAAAGCAATACTAGAAGGCTGTAGAACCCCCACAAAGGGCATTCCAGCGCTTATTGTGACTACATAGGGTAATTCTACATATAAATTCCCTGTAGCCGTTGTAGCTGTCCATTGTATGTCAAAAAACAGTTCTGTATAAATTCCTTGTCTAATTGACCATCCTACCTGTCTAGTATAAGTAAAAGCTCCTGCTATAGTTGTCCCTGCTAAAGTTGGAGTCCATACTGAATTATCTACATCAGCATAATTTCTTATAGAACCATTGATATTACCAGCCAAATTTTCATACATATCTTGTAATTCATAGACTAACTCACGATTATATTTCTCTTTATCGTCGTCATCATAGTCTGTGAGTACAGGTAATGTTATATTTGATGGTAATGTCATGTTACAATTCTCCTAGACTTCGCTTTAAAGCTCCGTTTCATAGCATGAATAGTGAATGGCCTTCCAATTCCTGATGATTCAAATCTTAGTTTATGTTGAAATCCAGTTCCTCCAGCATATAACCTTTTCCATGTCTTAGTACGATAAAATTTCTTTAGATAAACTGATCCGCCACCAGAGTAAGTTTCAAATAAAGTTCCATCAATCCCATCTAAAGTAAAATTGTTCTCGTCTACTACAGTAATCGTATATGATTCAGCTGCTTCACCACTATTTATCTCTGTCATTCCGTTAGCTCCATAAATATACACTACAGTTCCTGTAGCTAATCCATGATGAGGAGCGTTTATATTTACAGGACTTGTTATATCAGCATCTACAATCAAGGCCACAAAATGCAAGTCTGGTAGAAAATCCATGTCTACAGATGCATAATGCGAAGCATCAGTATCTTTATAAAAATATACAGTTGCTTTTGTACGCACGTCTGTATCTATGAAAAAATCAACAAAGGTCATTTGACATGTTATACCTTCAGATTTAAACGGATTCCATGCAGCTGTAAGAAACTCAGATGAAATATCTAGCATATTATCGTCGTTGGTAGTTTCCATAACATAGACAGACCCATATATATCACCACCAAGCAATGTTTCTTGATTGTCCTGCCAAAAATAAGAAAACAATGTTTCATCACCAAAATCATCTAATGATAAATCAAGATTATTGACTTCTGTAAAATCATCTAAGCCAAAATCTTTAGAAAAGTTCCCATACCCTAGACAGTTCATGTCTATAGTATATGTATTGAAAGCTTGAGAATCTTCATCATTTATTAGTGCAGAATTATTTTCATTGTCGTCAGTTTCAACATCATTGTATAAAGCCCATACTCTGTTGTTCACATAACTTCTTTCGCAAAATACTCTTTTAAATTCGTCAACGTTTATGTCGTCTACAGTAAAATCAGAGATTCTGTCATCAACTCTTCGTGTCTCTGTGCCATCTGTAGCGGTGATTCCTCGCACTCCTAAGGCTAAGACATACTTATCATAGGCTGCTGATGCCATCTTGCCGTCACACGCTCTAAATGAGTTTAGTTTTTTCCATTTAAACGGTTGATTTGGGTCTGTAGTAGGTTGTAAAGCCCACACTGAGTTCGTAAAGAAAACGATAAGTTGATTTTGTAAAGCTTGGGCAGATATTATTTGATCGCCTGTTGCAGCATCAGCGTATCCACCACCCCCAGCAGAAACATCGCTCCAATTAGCGGGATTTTGTTTAGCACACCATCTAGCTCTTTGAGGATAGTTTTTAGTCGCTGTAGTGTTATATTCATATACATTAAGAATAACTAGTCTTTGCCCAAGAGTGAAGATAAGTTTAGCTCCAACTAATGTTCTTGCTGGTGGCCCAGCACCTAATGTTGGGAAAAAAGAAACTGTGTTATTGGGATCAATACTTCCATCATAATATCTAAGCCCGTCAGATGTCGGAGCAGCAGCTGGAGTACCTGCAACGCCATTTGTAATATATAACCTATTAGTTCCACTTCCACTTTGCCAGTTTGTAGAGCAGATAAAATCATACTCATCCGAAGAAAAGATGTTAGCAGTATCTAATTGATAAAAATAATTGCCTGCTGTGTCCCATCTGTAAGCTCTTCTAGCATTAAAAGCTAAAGTAGTTTTTGCTCCATCAGATTCTATATACCGTGTAATTCCCATCACTCTATCTGTAGCTATATCTACTAAAGAACAAGTTCCAGCACCAGTATAAGCTACCAAACTTGTTGTATCTACATTTATAGTAAAATGAGTTGCATCTATTAAAATAATAGTAAAAATCTTGTGATTCAACGAAATCATGCCAGTTACAGCATTAATATAAACTTTATCGCCTGTAGAGTATCCATGTGCGGCAGCAGTCGTTATTTCTCCTGGATCAGCATTAGTTATATTATTTATATTTACTGTAGCCCCTATTGGCATTAGATCGCCGAATGTTCTAAAACCCTCTCTTTTCATCAGTTTCCCGTTATGAACATGGATATTGTCCAAGATAGAAAAAGAATCTTCTGGGGCTAACCAGGGTTCGACATCAACATCTAAGCCAGTTACAAAGGGAGCTATAACTGTTTCTTGATTGGTCATTAGTTACCTATTGCTATATAACGAACAGTTACGCTTCCATCAGTAAACGCAACGAAATTAGTTTTAGTGATAGTACCTACTCCACTGCCTGCTTTTGTACCCATAGTCACCATTTGCACGCTCCAGCAGTTATTTGGGAATGCTACAGGGAAAGTATTAGTTACCCCTGCATTAATACCAGTTCCAGTACCCCACTTTATAATAATGCCTCCAGCTAGTGTGACATATCCATTTTGAGTAGCCACATAAGATAAACCAGTCAATTGAGTGATAATTGATGATGGGTCGATGGAAAATAGTTGAGGATTAGCACTTCCATCTTGTTTAGAGTACATAATAATAGCATCTGCAAGAGCTGTAGGATCATTAGCAAGCCCAGCAGCCGTTCTATCTGTTAGGTTTAAAGCATGTGGAACAAACGTTGAATCAGCCGATTCAATAGCTTCCCAATTAGGTCTAATACCTATACCTAAGTTTCGTAATTTTATTGTGTTGCTTGGTTCAGTTTTATCAAACATTTAAATGTTCTCCATATAATCTTTAAAAATTTGGCATTGCTCTTGTATTTAGCAAATTTTGTTCTGTTCTTGTAAGAATTAAGGATATTTGTTCTTTATGTAAGTTTGTAGTTTCAGAATATGCTTCCATTTCAGAATAATCTGCAAAAATACCTAAAGATGTCCCATATACTATACATTGCCCCCAATCATTTAACTCAGGCGTATCAGTAGCATTTACTAAAGCATCCATAACTTTATATGCTTTCATTTTGATAATATACGCTTGATCTGGTGGTGGAGATAATCTAAATTGATTATTATATAATAAAATATCTAATGGCCTCCCAGCTTGAAATAAGACATAATTTAAGTGAATTAATTGTGCATTATTAGGAGCTGCTGAAAAAGTAACGTTTATTGTTCCAGTATCATAATTTATGACTGCTGTACCGCCTCCACTTCCAGTTAAAGTGACATTAGCAGTTGTCCAATCATTATTTGTATCTTGGAATGTTTCAACATTATCCGATATTGTTAATGTTCCTGGGGTAATAGGAAAACCAACAACAGTAGTTGCAAAAATAGTGGTAACACCATCTCCAGTCCAAGGATTTAAAAACGTATATTGATTTGGATGTAGCTCATCAAAAATTACAGGGTCTTGATACCATAACATTGACAAGTTATTGACAGTTGCGGGAGCTTCATAATTTGTATAAGTAGTATCAGGAAAATCATAAAATGCTTGGTTAGGGTCAGTTGTAAATTGGTAATATGTGTGTTTTTCTTCTAATTTTACCTCTGCTGGGAATCTTAATTGCAAATATTGATTTATTCGCTCATCAAGTTCAACATTACTAATATCATTTTCATTAAACCGCCCTGTAACGTGTCTTACACCTTGTCTTATCTTAGCTAGAGACCATGTTGACATATTATCCTCCGAAAGTTTGTCTCATTTGGAAACGACTATCTGTTCCAGTTTCCGTTTTTTTTAAGCTACCTAGTCCATCTGGTCGCCAATCCCATAGTGGAGTTGCTCGTGATTCTATATATCGTGCTATAAAACGAGGTAGTTTATATTTTCCACCATGAAACAATGTGAATTTATGATTGTTTTTTGTAGACCCATAAGGAAATCTTGTCGCTACACCCACTTCTTTGATATTGTAAAATTCATATTCACAAATCTCACGAAGATATTTCTCTTCTTTTTCGTTCTTTGGTTGATCACCAATAATAGGTAATTTTTGAATTTTATCTAAAACTTTATTTGATGTTTTTTCTGCTTCTACCATTTTTCTCTCCATGTTAAAAAGGAAGGGGATTCATTGTCCCCTCCCAATTATTGTATTTATACAACTACATTTTCACCGTGTACAACAACGGTCATAACATCATCATTACCACCGACAACATTAGAACCAAGGGTTATACCTTGAATTGCTAGGTTCTCAACAGGTACTGCAACGCCATCAGTATCAGTTACACGAATTGCATAACCACCAGATGAATATACACTGTACCCAGTGGTAGAAGTGTCTTCTACAAGAGTAATAGTTGTTGCTGTAACAGAAGCGACTGTGAATGTATTATTCAAACTCGCGGTTCCTGTTAAATCATCAGCTACGCCTACTACTTTTATTGTATCGCCAGCTGCAAAACCAAAAGTTCCAGTATCATTTACTGTTAAAACCCCTGGATTAGCATTGGTGAAACCACTAATTGTAGCTCCAATTGCTGTGCTTTGTGCTAATGGAGTAAAACCATTAGTTAATGTTACTGCACCTGTGCTTACTAAAAGCCATGATGCTACTGCCATAGATGAGTTCCAGGAATACTGTTCTCCATCTGTTAAGTTTGTTACCATAATATCACTTACGGTAAAGCCGATAGATTCGTTACGAACTACCGCTGTGGCTGGATTGGTATATCCATACACTTTCATTTGAGCCATAATATAACCTCCTTTTTTATGTTAATTTTGAATGGCATTTTCTACTCCATATGTAAGTCTCTTACTTACAATTAGCTATGAGTCGCCATTAAATTCAACATGAAACTATCATTGAGTATTCTTGCTACAAAGGGGTGTTGCCATCCAATACTTCCACGTTGATGTAATGGATCAGCAGAACCACCGGAACCAAGTGGCTCAATATAAAAGTCACCTGTTTCTGATTTTAAATGCACTACAGCATAAGCTTCTTTACCAACAATAAAGTTATTATACACTGGTGTTGCAGCAGCTGAGACGCTACCTGCCGATGTATAAAGCCATCTCACGTTACCTGTAGAACCCCATTCTGAGTCTAATACAGTGCCTTGTTGAGAATAGTTAGCTGTATTGTTAAAGTTTGCTACAGCTTCTAGATCATCTAACAAATCTGTATGTATATAAGCCCAAAATGCTGGTCTTACTGGTGCTGTTGCAAAATTTACTGATCCAGTAACAACTTCTGATATCATTTCAGCGTCATTACCAAGTAATGTTTTAGTTGCTGCATCAACATCAGCTTTTGTTAGTTCTGTTGGTGTATTTCCATTGATTCCGTTAGCGCATTGCAAAACAGAAGTTGTGGATGCCAATACATCTCTAGTAACCTCATCCATTGTTTGTGCTAAATTTTGTGCAAGAAGTTTAGAACCTTCGTTCAAGACTTTGTCTTCCACTGTTAGCTGGACTTGGTTTGTTATAGTTACAAAGTTACCGTAAAAAGATACTCTAGCTTTGATATCTGTTGCCGATAGAGGCGCTCCAGGAGGAGTACGACCATCCACCAAAGGAATCGGTACAGTTGAAAGTTTTGAATATCTACGGAAAACAATTGTGTCTCCATTTTTTTCTGGAAGAATACGTTTTTGCTTAATCTTATTACTCTATATTTCTATAGGTACTGCATATTGCTATGCAGAGGAGACTATATGTTCAAGATTTTAATCTTGTGATTTCCCGCGTTTTTCATTTCTAGAATTATGGTAACATAAACATGAACAATATTTTCTATTTCTCCATCGATAAGCGATTTCAAAATTTTTATTGCAATATGCACATTTTAATATGATAGGATCTTTATTTTTTGCTTCTTTGCCATCCGATCTTATCTTATATGTCATACTTTCATGTATGTAAGGAGTTATTAAATCAAAAAATGGTTGTCTATCACATCTTCTGAGTCTTAGAGCATAATATTGTTTATCTTTTCTTAATCTCCATTGAAGTCCAAATTTCTTTTGTAGCATTCTTGCTAACATTTCAACTTCAACTTTATTAAAGCCATGAGTACAAAGAAATGGTGTCAAAAAATCTTCATGATTTGTTAAACATCCATCATCTTGATACCATAAAGCTAAACCATGTGGTGTTAAACATTTCAATAAATGCTCATCCACCGTTTTTCTACCATCATGGTAAAAATGCGCTCTAAGTTTTGTGTAAAAAGGATGTACTCTTGTATCTAATGTTATAGTTTTATATTTCTTATCTTTTACAATAACAGTCGGCTCATAAACCCTACACTCTGTTAATAAAGACAATATATTTTTCTTATGCATTAAATATTCTTTTTGTTTGATGCTATGACCAATTCTCAAATTAGCATTAATTCCTCTTTGAATCTTTGGTATACATGCATCTCCCAGTAACATTCCAATTACTGCTCCTTTAAATTCTAGTTTATTACTAAACATAGTCGTTACACCTTCCATTGCGGCTTGGCTCGGGATTGTCCTTTGCGGAGTTTCCCCGAATTCGAAATCATTTTACTTCGCCCATTTCAACACATTTTTGTGTCCAGGTTAAGCGAATTTTGTATGAATCAGCGTTGGATATGCTGTCATTAAAAGTAGGCGATCATAATATTCTCTCACAGCTGGTGGCAAAACTGCCACTGTTGTCATGCTCATATTTTAATTCCTATAGTTCTCCAAGATTTTTGCTAACTAAATTCTTAAAATCACTATCAGACATGTCCTTGTATCTTTTGGCTAAAGAAATAGGAGATGAAGAGCCTACGCTAGATAAAGTACCCATTTTTTGGGAATTTTCAACAATGCGTTGAGCATCAGCGGACTTTTTTGATCTCTTATTTTGATCTCTATAACTATCAGAGTTTTTAGCCAAATAATAAGCGAGTTCATAATCTTGAGTTTTTTGTAAAGAATTTCTTAATCCTGGATTTGTTTTAATTACTTCTGGTAAATACTTAGAGATGACCTGTTGATAATCGGGATATTTCTGTGCCATCCTCAATTCTTCAATCGACATTTGATGCTGGTTGTTTAATTTGCTGATGAATTTTTTAGCTTCACCAACAGTTAAAACATCGCCATCATCCATGTTGTCAAACTCATCTTTTTTAGTAGATTGAGTTTGTGATTGATTGCTTTGAAGTAGGGAGAGATGATCTTTTATCATTCTTAGTTCATCTTGCATCTCTTGTCTCGACGCTCTTTCAGATTGCAGTGCGGTAAGAGGAACAGTCTGCTCTTGTTGAGTAGTACTTTCTCCAACTTGCTCTGTATAAGCATGTTCTGATTCATTTGATGTTGGAGCGGCGGCCTCCAAAGATTGATCGCCCGAAACGTTGTTCTCTTCATCCATCGTGTGTAGCTCCTTTAAGCTTCGCCCGTTTAGACCCCTAGTGGTTCTTAGGTTTTTATGGTCATTGTCGGCGGCACTATTTTGTTATATAAGCCCCTGGAATAGTCGTTGTTTCTACGACAACTTCTTCTTGGCGCTTAGCTCCATAAAGTTGGAGTTCATCAAAATCAAATGGTTTTTGTGGCATGTTAACTTCCCAATTGATAGTCCCTTTAGAATTATCAATCACTCCTGTTATCATTCCAACTTGAGCCATTGGTTTTGTTTTATATGCTTTTATATGCTTTATCAAAGTGAGTTTCCCTTCAAATGTAGTCTTGGACGGTTTAGCGAATACAACTATCCAATAGGGGTCTTTTAACCCTCTATTATTATAGATAATGTCTTGTATCCTTTTATTGTCGTCTTCAATGATTGCATCTCGGGTTTCCCCAGTCTCCTGAACCATATTTTTTTCCTAAATTGTTATTTTTTTAGTGCAGCAGCAGGATAACCTTTAGTACCTTCTGCATATTTTTTTACTCTGGAAACATCATATTGTTCAGAGTTAGCGTTAATGGTTCTAACTGGACTAGCTTGTGTATTGTCCTTTAAACCCATACCAGCTGATTTATTTTTCATTTAAACCTCCGAAGGTTGGTTTGTATTCATATTAGGTTGATTTACATTCATACTAGATTGATAACTAGCATTCATTTTTTCTGAATTTGCTGTGATTGCTAAATCTTCAGCCTTGTTTTCTTCTTCTTTGGACTTGTTTAAAGCGTCCATTGCCTGAACAATATTCATAAATTTTATTAGTCTATTATCATCCATAGACTCTAGTTCTTTTATTGTCCTTGCTCTATCAAGAGATGCTTGCGCTCTGTTTTGTATTGATTCAGAATTTCTTTCTTCCTGTAATCCCATGTTAGCAATAGCTCTTGTGAATCTTTCTTTAGCTCCAGATATTTTTTCTATAGCTGTAGCTTTGTTAAGCTCAAGATTTGATTGTAGTACCTGTTGTTCTTTCTGTGTCTGCTCTTGCGCTTGTTTCTGTGCTTGTTCTTGGTTTGCTGCAATTTCCTTATTGAATTCTGATTTACCTTGTAATGGTGCTGCATTTGCAAGCATTGTAGGCGTTACTACGCTACTTTGAGCTGCCCCAGTAAGTTGATATAGGTCAACAAGCTGTTGAAAGTAAATTTGACGTTGATTATCGGTTAGAACACCTTCTTGGATAGAAATATCATATTTCATGAAATCTTTATCATAAAATTGCTTGCTTGGCTCTTGATTTAAGATACGTTTTACTTTTTTTGGAGTCCATGTCTGTATCATTTTCAATGCTTTGCCACATATAAGCTTCTGTGCGTAACGTAAGTTATCAAAGATATCTTGTAAGTTAACGATAGATGACCCCTGGCGGATTAACATCATTAGCCCAGATTCTTGAGCATTTTGTGTTTGTCCAAAAGATGCATCATTAACACCAACGATATTCATAATATCTTGGTCGAATTGCTGTTGAAGTTGGAACATTCCTTGAGGAATTTGTGATGGTTGTATTTTTTCAATGTCTCCTGGCTCTGCACCGTCAGTTTTCCAAATCACTTTGCCTTGAGAGGATTGAAATAGCGATCGTGGATTAACTACAACTGATTTTTTAGCTATCCATCCAGAATTTACTTGAGAATCGATGATATCTATCATTTGAGAGCGTCTTTTATTAGTCTCAACTTGAGGATCAATTTGACATCTCACTAAAGATTGTAATTTTAGACCCCAAAGGTCGGATTCTGGCTCAAACATGCCCACAACAGGAACAAAAGGGTATTCATTTAAACCAAATTGGTTTCTCTCTGTCTTGATGAATGTATCATTAATGATAATATGACAATCAACATACTTTTTAGGACGTTTTACCACACTCATTTGAGGATAATTGTCTGTAAAAAACTTTAAGCCATCTTTGCTTCCTTCCCACTCAAAACTTTCACCAGTTTCTTCATCCACAAGCATAGAAACCATGTCCCACCCTTGTCTGTAGTACTCATTGTAGGCCATAAAGTCTTGACCGTCGGCTTGTCTTTGATATGGTAGCCATGAAAATTTATCGTCTCTTGACCAGCCATATTCAGATATTTCCATAATCTGTTTTTTATGCCCTGGAAGTAATGATATAACTTGTTCTGGAGATAAATATTTTCTTCTTATGATATAAGAACAGTCAGAAAAATCTAATTTTGTGAAATATGGGTCTACGATAAAGCCGTTATATGGTTCTCTACCAAATTTGATATCGCCATTGATAGGATCATCTCGGTAATCCATCCATAGGGTCAATAAATTGATTCCTGTTTTTAATGCACCACCAAAAGCACCAGAAATGTTTTTATAACCATCGCCATAACTCATGGAATTTAAAAGCAATTTAGACAACTGGTCTGCTGTTTCTTGATCGTTATTTTCAGTTGGAACAACAACAGAACTAAGTCTATTTTGTATCTGATAGCCAGTAAGTAAGTTTATGTTTTTGCGTATGTAATTAAAGACTAAGGCGTTTCTGCCTTCTTGAAATAGCTTTTCTTTTTGTTGGTTATCCCACTGATCCCCAAGATACATTCTTAAGTCTCGATCTGCTAAGGGATAAAAAGAATTCCAACAAGTATATGCTTCTTGATAACATTGGTCATATTCATGAACAATCGATAGATCAGTCATCTGCGCCTCGTGTGTATGACTCCCAGCAAGCTGGTTGGTTCGAGCCTTAAATTATTTTTACTATACTCTATACATCCTTTCTAGATTTTCTGCATCTTCTTCCGTAAATGTTTGTCCTAAATTTTTTGAAAAAAACTTTGAATAGAGGGCATAACGAATAGCGTCTTGACAATTAGAGGCTAGTAAATCATTAACATAATAAGAATGAAAATCTTTAATATGAAGGTTATATACTTTTTGCTTTTTGCCAGAATTTAATTGAACATGAGGCAGAACAGAATTTTCTTTTAGGTGAGTTGAACACTTTAAATTTTCTTCCACAGAATTTACATTTAAACATTGTGTATTTTGGTGAGACTGGATTTTCTTTCCATGACAACTTTTTTCCGCATGATTTTGAACAACAGGTTGCTTTAGAGTATTTGTTAACGCTAAACTGCTTATTACAGACTTTACATATTCTAAGCTCATCGTCAAGGTGATTATCTCTTCTCCACTTGCTTTTACATTTATTTGAACAAAACTTTCCTTTATTATGGAATGCGCGTTTTTTATAGATTGAATTACATTGAATACATTTAGATTCTGTAAATTCATTTGAAAATATTCTAAAATGCTCTGCTGAATGCTCTGCTGATGATAACAATTCGAGGTTACTAATATCATTGTTTGAGGGATTTGAGTCCCTGTGATGAACATGGTATCCATCGAGAATCTCCCCTTTATAAAATCTCCAAACTGCTCTGTGCAAAGTGTTATATCGTTTATCAACAACCTTTCTATATGATACATAATATTTTCGATGGGAAGGATTCTTGGAGTGTAAGTACCTTGTATATGTGATTCCTTCAAAAATGATTGATTCTTTAGACATTTTTCGTTAAAAGTGTTGATTAAAAGAATATCGGAGTTTAGCATATTTTTTATTTCAACCCAACCTCTGTTTGCAGTATAAAATTTATGATTTTCAGTACATTTAATTTTTATACCAAATAAATCATATTCATATAAAACATCATCATGAGTAAAGACTTCTAAGACTTCTTTATACCCAATTGGAGTTAAAACTTTATCTCCTTTCGTTATATCTTTTATAGCTACTTTCCCATCAAAAGTTGTTATTTCCATATTGCCTTCAAAACAGTGATCCCACTTCTTCACTGGCTTATCTTCTCCTCTTTCTGATGCTTTCCCATCCCATACATAGTTACGATACTCTTTTAGTGTATTAGTACAATTTGAGCAAATTTTAAATGTTCCATTAGATAATAGTTGGGAATGGAAACGAATTCCTGGCAATACTTCATTCTTAGCATCCTGAATATGTGTGATGCCATTACGTCGCAATTCTTGTTTAAAAGAAGCTGCTGAGGGGTCAATGTAGATGTTCTTTATGTTGTAGCCTGCAATAAAATCGGTAAAGTCATTAGCATAGTCATAATCAGATTTTTGTTTTAATTCTTTTTTAGAATCATAGTAATACTCTTTTTCAAGCCACATATTAGGATACACATTTGGATTATAACCAATAAGAACAAAAACACAGGGATTAGTAGTGCCGTAATCGACACCCACAATGTAATAATCAGCTGGGTTATTAGACATCTGGATAACGTGTTTATCATCATCA